TCGTAGTCTATCCCAGTCTGCTGGTGTTGCGTCATTAATACTCATCTTCAAAATCCTCTACTAGTCTGTCAAAGTCTTTAATTATTCTATCTTCAAAAGCATCAATCAAGTCTGCTGTTGTAATACTTAACAGTTCACAGATTAAATCCTCATCAAGCCATTTTTCCATTTCTTCTTTTAGTTCATCAAGTGTCGTAGCCATTAGACTTTCTTCCCTTTGATGTACTTGACCATATCCTTTGCTGTCTCAATGGTGTAGTGCTTGAAGCCTTCCTTCTCACACCACTCACCCATTGTTATCTTACCACCCTTCCGTACCTTCTTGCTAGGGTTTGACAATACAAAGATGATCTCCCATTCGGGCATCGAGTCTTTAATGGCCTTGTACTTCTGTGTGTCGCCTACTCTGAAGAAGCCCTTGCACTCTATCAGTACTGCCTTGTCTTCGTGTACGAAGTCCGGTAGGTACTTCCTGTGCGTAGTGTAGGGCAGACCATAAGGTTCAAACTGGTACTGCCCGTCTAGCTTCTCCGATAAATCCTTCTCTAGCCCTGATCTAAAAGCCCTCTTCATCTGGCATGATCTCCCTTACTCTTGGCTCGTTTACTACGTTGACGAGAAACTTCGGCCCGTATGCGTAATTGAAGACCCTTAAATCTGGGTAGCAATGGTCTTTGAACTGACAATACGAGCAACCAATAGAGAGCTTTAAGTTTCCTGACTTGCCGTCCGGTATAGGTTGTGTACACCACTCCTTTGGTTCTGGTTGCTCTACTAGCTTTTTTACATGCTTAACTCTTTCAGTAATAGGCTGCTTAAGTACATCGTAGACAGCGGCCTGTGTGTCTTCTAGGTCATACTTGAGATAAGTCAAGTGACCGTTAGCCTTGTCCATCGCCAGCCAACCGAACTGTGTAGCACCTTCTGAGTAAGCGTAGGCTTTGATCTGGTCTATGTAGCCAAACGGATCGTCAAACGCTAGTGACCCATCCTTAAACTTCTTAAACCCAAACGCACTTGCTGATTTAACATCTGTCACAACCCCATCAATCTTACAGTCCATGTGTCCTACGATCCCTTCGACTTTGCAGACCTTCTGTTCATCCGTAACACTGTGTCCCGCCATTCGTGTCAAGAAGATTAACATCTCTTCAATTAAATGACCATACATAAACTTGACATAGGTGTGTGGTTCTATCTTCTCGCCTTCCGTCCCGTTAAAGTGATTCCAGAGGTACTTATCGGTGCGGCCAATATTTGACAGGCGTAGCCTGCGGTTATCCTCTCGCTTCTTCCGACCAAACTCCGTTCGCATTAGAGCTTTGACACCCTCTCCGAATCTCTCTATCTCTTGCTCTACATCTACAGATGGGTCAGCGTCCTTGCTTTCCATCAGAGCGTAGATGTCTTCCACTACGTTATCTGTTGTCTTCGCTTCTATTATGCCCTTAGCCATACACCGTCCCCTAAATAAACATCTCCAAAGTCATCAGCCGCGTCACATAAGTCATTAAGCATCATAGCGGAACCGTGTAGCTCAGAATGTATAGCGTCTATTGCTTCCATTGCCGATTCTTCACTACACTCAAACCACTCGTTCTTATGTTTAAAACGCTTACGTAGATAATCATGTACCATACTCTCTGCTACTCTCCTATCTCCAAAATCTTCATAGTCAAATAACTCATAATCTCTTTCAGGGCTTGATGTTTGATAGTTCTTTAATCTATCTTCCGAATCTACAGCCATTCCTACCTTTACCCAACCTTCCCATGCAGGGTTCGTGATTATATACACCTGACCCTGTGGGTTGTCTTTGTAGTTCTCTAAGGAACTAAAAGCTGCATCTTCAAAACCCTTGTATCTGCCTGCTTTGTATAGTGGATGCGTCTTCTTAACCTCAACACCGTTAACCCACATCCTTTTAGCATCCCTTGCCTGTACTGCTTCCTTGTTGTCCTTGTAGTACTTACCCTTAGTGGGTGTCTGCCCATGTGTTGCCGACTTTGTAATCTCCGGCGAGAGGGCAGTTGAGCTTGTAGTGCTGTCCGGCAGCTTCAACACAGCTTGTTGCCAACCTTCCGAAAATCTCTGATTTCTCTTGCTTGACCTCTGTCTGGATTTCATCGTGTATGTTCCCTAATATTTTGTAGTCTATACCCCATAGTATAGCATATTCATCGAGCAAACACAACGCCTTCTTCATAACAATTGCGCCTGCTGATTGTAGGAGGCTGTTCAGTGCAGCATGTTCTGATCGTATTGCGACCCTTCTCCTATCCAGTCCATAAACATAGCCTCTTCCAGCCGCCAGCCCAACTCGTTCTCGTAGGACTCCAAGAGCAGGCGTATTTGCAAGGAACTTATCTTTAAGTCTCTTACCATCACGCTTAGTTCCTCCAACGATACTTCCGATCTTGGCGTCTCCTGCCCCATAAAGGAAAGCGTAGATGAAAGTCTTTGCTTGATCTCTAGTGTCAAGGCCCGCAGCCAACTGATTTGCCGTGTGTATATCTCCGTTGAGTATTTCATTTGTGTAGTCCTCGTCATTCATGTAGTGTGCAAGCATTCGTAGCTCAAGACCACTGGCATCCATACCTACCAGCTTGTAACCTTCCGGTACTGTCCACACATCACGACACTGTTTGCCGTAGGGTGAGTAGACTGCTGGCACCTGTCCCATGTTAGGGCTTGAGTGTGTCATACGACCCGTCACAGCTCCGTTGGGATTAACGTACCCATGTACTCTACCGTCATCCTTAACTGCGTCTAGCCAGCTCTGTACCTGCGCGATACGCTTTTGGATCATCAGGTACTCGCCAATCAGTGCCGCCTCTGGTATACCTTTAACATCTCTGAGTACTGACTCGTCTACAATGGGCTGTCCTGTCTCCGTGAATGTCTTGGGCTTCCAGCCAAAGTATTGTAGATGTCTCCCTATCTGCTGTCGCGACCCTAGGTTAAACACAGGGAAGTCTATACGGCTGAACTCTGCTACTGCTGTTTCCCACTCGTCTCCTAGAAATTTAAGCCCAACAATCGAGTACGTACCATCTTTCTTAATCTTGGGTGTAACTTCTTTGATAAATGTTGGTAATGGTTTGAAAGTCTGATGCACTTCGTCTTCAAGGTCATATTTCTTTTCCTTCAGTTCTGCTAGTAATAAAAACGCTTTCTCTTGATCTAAGAGCCAGCCTGTCTTAATTTGTTGCGATATAATGCCCTGCACTCTATGCTCAAGATCAATACTGTCGATTCCATAATCACGAAGCTCGTGAAGTAATCTCTGGTACACCAGTTCGTTGACTTTAACGTCCTGTATGCAATACTCAAGCATATCATCTGAATACGTAGTAAAATCATTAAAATCTCCTTTGTGCTGACCCAGTGTCTTGCCCCAGTTATCTAGTGAGTGACCACCCTCTCGTGAGGGGCTTGCCAATCTGGACATGACTAATGTGTCAGTAACTTTACATTTACTAAAATCTGTACCTAACAATTTCTTCAGCACTGGTATGTCATAGCCAATTATGTTATGGCCTATCACTTCACAGCCACCTTGATCCTTAAGCCAGCTATTAAACTCTTGTAGCTCGTCACCTGCCCATGTAATCATCTGTTTAGTCTCCAGCACATAGGCTGCAATACACCAGACTAGGGTAGGCTCAAAACCATTGGCCTCTATGTCAAATACAATCTTACTCATTAGAACTCCGCTTCATCACCTGTTGGACAACTTGTCTCGATCATACGACCTGACTCCTTATCATAATACAGGTAACAGGCAGGCCCTGTCAAGCCGACAAAGCGATTCTTTAGTACTCTTACGCATGTCGTGTTGCGTGTCTCTGGGTCTGCGTGTTGTTGGTCACGTTCTAAACCAATAACTATGTCGCTAAGTTGCGCGATAGCCGCCGATCCTCTGAGTTCTCCCAAACTAATCTTACCACCGTCCTCGTGTGCCTTGGAGCCGCTAGGTCTGCGTAGGTGTGACACTAGGAATAGCCCTACACCTGTCTCCTGTACCAGCTTACGGAGGTTCGTCATGATGGAGTCAATAGCCTTACGCTCGTCTCCGTTGTCCTGATCGCTGACTACGATACTGAGGTGATCCAAGATGATCCACTTGCAGTCCAGACCTTTAGCCATGTATCGTATACGGCCTAACAGGTTGTCCTCGCTAGTGCTACCCCAGTGATCAAACATAAAGATACGTCCTGACCCCATGGTCTGATCCCAGTATCCTTTCTTCTCTTCCTGTGTCACTGTCTTGTCAAGGTGCAACTGCTTGTTGGCTTCGATTGACATAATGCCCAATGCTGTTTTTGGTATGTCCTCTTCGAGTGCGAGGATACCAATGTTGTCCTCTGAGGCACCTAGTAGGTAATGCTCCAGCTCCCTAACAATCTGTGACTTGCCCATGCCTGACCCTGATGTGATCGTGACCAGCTCCTTGGGTCTAAAGCCATGCGTAAGCTCATTCAAGCAGGCCCATGGGTAGGGTATAGACTTTACGTCTGACTGCTCTATGATCATTTCCCATGTATCACTACCGCGCACAATGCCGTCTGGCTGGTAGGTCTTGGCATTCCACCACTCTTTAACGAATGCCTGTACCTTGTTGTCCCGTAGCATGTCGCCTGCGTCCTTCATAGGTAGCGTAACGTTCTTTGCTTTGTTGGGGGTGAACAAGTCAAGCACTGACTTAGCTGCCTCCTGCCCTGCCTTGTCATTGTCAAAACAGATTACTACGTTCTCAAAACTCTCTAGCCATTCGAGGTTGGCTTTGATGTCTTTGGCTGCTCCTGCTGCCCCTGATCTGATGGAGACGACTGGCCACTTTCCGTCAAACATTTCGTTGACAGCGAGTGCGTCCGCCTCGCCTTCTGTAATCGTGATATACTTACCGCCTGCCTTGAATGCCTGCTGGCCGAACAACCCCGAATCATCAAAACCTCCTGTTGCGTAGAATGATTTATTATCAACAATGCGTACCTTGGTGCCTATGGCATTGCCTGTGTCTTTGTGGTGGTAAGGGTAGTGGTGCTTACTAATCTTCCCATCCGTACCGTACTCTACTGTCACACCGTAACGCTTTGCTGTGTCCTGAGAGATACGCCTATCCGTTATTGCTGCTACTACACCTGTCATCTCTAAAGACCTCGCTGGTTTCTTGTTTACTGGTTGACCTATCTGGCCGTTGCCATGCTCGTAATGGTTGCAGCCCCCAGAGAAGCAGACTGCATGTCCATCACTATAACGAGCCAGATTGTCACTAGAGGCGCACGAAGGGCACGCCTCATGTTGAACAAATGTTGACTCTACTGCCATCAGAAGTCCTCACCACCTTCCTGCTCTGCTACTTCCAAGACCTTAATCTTGTTGAGGTAGGTGCTGGTTCCGTGTACTGGGTGGGGCTGACCCTCTGCATACATGATGCGTACCTTAGACCCTCGACCGATACGACCCTTAAAGGTGCCGCCATCTGCATCGACAATAGGCACATCATACTTGGTGCTAAACTTGCGCTGCTTGTTGCCTTCATACTCTCGCATCTTTACGCCTACGCCTGTCAGCTTTGACGCTGTGTCCTCATCTAGTGTCAATACCACAGAGTATTTCCCTGTTGACTGACCCTGATACATCTCATGCTCATCTAGATTTTCAAACGCAATTAAACCTTCTAATACTGCCATGGTGCTTTCCTTTTGGTTGTTGTGGTACTTAAGTACCATTTGGTTAATACTTTAATTATTTATAATAACTTTCCCTTGCTTACCTAAGTATTATAAACGGTACTGACTAGCTCGTCAAGCTCTTTTGTGCTTAATGTTGCAGAAACATGTCTTAAATCATCTCCTAGCTCATTCAGTGCATCATTAGAATGAGAGAAACAGGTATTGCATAAGTCTACATGATGCCCTGTATATTTGTCAATTCGTTTTAATTCATATTCGCCTAGTATCTGGTCACACGCTTTACATCTACTCATTGGGAAACACCTCTCTGTGTCTGGTTGCCATCTCCTGATAGGGGTTGGCGTAATATTCATCTCTGACCTGCCTAGTGACTCGCTGGGTCAGCTCTGATAGCGACATGCAGTACACCTGATACTCTACCAGCTCATCTACCATTACATGTGCCGCTGGCTCAATCCAATCGTTTTGGTCGTACTCATAGCCTAGCAGGTTTTCTTTTATTTTACTCATTATTTCTCCTTTGATCTAAAAAGGCCATAAGCAAGGCCTGCTGTTACAATGATAATACACCATAGCCACATTATAGTTCACTCTCGTCTATCAGTTCCTTAACGAATAGACCATCAACCATCTGGCCCTTCCTATCCTTAATGTCCTCGTATGCATGCCAAAGGCAATCAAACAGGCTCAGGTTGTTCCTAGTGGCGATGTTAATCAGTACTACCATTATATCGCCTATGTCATCAATGGGCGTTAGATCGGCATTGAGAGACAATCTCAGCTCCTCCACCTCCTCTATCAGCTTCTTGAATTGCTGTATATCAGATGACCCATCTATTAGGTTGCGATCTGTGTGCCATTGTATAACCTTACTCTCCATCTCTCCTAGTGTCATTCGCTGTACTCCTCCAACCATTGTAGGTCTGCTTTAATGTCTGCTAGTGCCTCGTCAATCTCCCATTGTTCCACGGGTGGGTATTCATCGGCATCATCTAGCAGGTGTTCGTCCCCATGTAATTCGTTATCATTCATAATATCACCCTTTTAAAGTATGTATGTACCGATAGCATATCCTATAGGCCAGCCAATTGCAAATCCAATTAGGCCCCATTTAGTATAAAAATATAGCTCACTCATGATCGTTTATCCTGTGTTTATGCCTGTTTGATATCATTTATGGTTGCATACCTAGGGCCAGTGTTACCACCCAATACCAGCTATACGCCCCCGCGATGGCCATTAGGCCAGTGACTGACCACCCTATGACCTCTGCTATTATGTTTTGCACAGTATCACGCCTCTGTGCCTCCTCGATCTGTCTACGCATTGCGCTATTCATGCTTGAACCCTCTCTATAGCTGGGTATAGTGTACGCAAGCATGCCACCTCATCTACGTATTGCTGGTGCGCGTCTCTGCCTATGTCTATCAGGGTGCGTGCATGTGATACGTCTAGCCCGTGATGCTCCGCCATGGTTTTTACTGTTAGGTAGTTATTGACCCAATCTAAATAGAACTCTCTCAATTGCTTATTCATTATTTTACCCTTGTAATAGTGTACTCAGTGAACCCAGAGGCGCGACCTGCTGCATGCGCCCCTGCCATTGTTTCATAGTAATGACTGTAATCAAACATATAATAATAAACCCTATACATCACGCCACCTCGCTATAATCTGAGTCGCATTCGCTGGTAGATGTCAGCAGGCAGTCAATGCGATCCTGTGGCACTGTAAGCGCCTCACAACCCTGTAGCCATTTGTTGATATGCTTGGTGGTAGTGACGCTGTATTTGGTAGCTGTGCGCACTAGTGTGCCATCGGTTAGGCACGCTGCTACTGGTGTTTCGTAGCTAAAAAATACCTGTGCAAATCCTAGGTCTAGTTCTGTCATGTTACTAGCTATCTGTTTAATTTTCATCTTGTACTGCCTCTTGGTTTAGTTTAGTTGGTTTATTAATGACTGCCAGTATATCTGACAATCATAGACAAAGCTACTATCCTATGCAAAATACTCTTCGTTTAATGTACACATCGACGGCCCGCTGCTGTGTGGCATTGCTGTGAATACCTGCGTGTCTCCGTCAAACACCTTGTACCAACCCTGCTTGCCTTCTACTCTATACCCGCCTTGCCTTAGCTGCTTAAGCATGTTTTGAACGTCTTTTTTTGCCATTGCTTTTACCATTTTATATTACTCCCATCATTTTAAAGTTTGCCCATATTAACACTACAAAGCCCAGTGTTGCAAGTATAACGCCGTCTTGAAATTTTATTGTTATTATCCCTCTATTATTTTAGGTAAGTCGCTCAGGTATACAGCTCGCATTTTAGCCTGTTCAGACCAGTGCATCGTATTTCCATAACGCTCTTTGCGTCTGATCATCTTGCTGCGATATACCGCCGCGTCATGTCCTAGAATGCCTAGCTGTACAGCGTGGTCTATCAGTGCCTGTGCCTGTGTGATTGTCATTGCCTGTGCCTCTGTGTGTCTGTGTGTGTATGCCTCCATTATAGGGAATGGCACAGTATTGTCTAATGATTTAAACGCATGACCTCAAGTAACTTTATGCATCCTGTGCATGACTACTGTATACCTTTAATCATGCGCGCACGCGTAGCAATAAGCATGCCAACTATTTACATGTGTCAT